TCAGTTATTGGTCCCATCCATTGAATCGTTGTGGGACAAATTTGGGACATTTTGCGTAAAAATATCATCAATCAGCCGTGCATGCAGTGACAAATGACTCGATGAAAAATGCGCGTATCGTCTCACCATGTCGATGGTCTGCCAGCCACCCATTTCCTGAAGCGTGGAAATCGGTACGCCTGCCATAATCAGCCATGTCGCCCATGTATGGCGCAAATCGTGAAACCTGAAATCTTCGATTCCGGCGCGCCTTAACGCAGCCCTCCATCCGGTATTGGCGTTACTGCTGACCGGGCGGGTTACTTTTGACGTTTCCCCGTTATCGTGTTTCACTCTTTCGACGTAGACGAACACGTACTCATCATGCCTGCCAATGTTCTTTCTCAACACTGCGCAGGCCGTATCATTCAGGGCAACGCCAATTGCTCTGCCTGATTTGCTCTCATCCGCATAAATCCATGCCATGCGCTTCTGCAGGTCTATCTGCTCCCATTTCAGGTTTGTGATGTTGGAGCGTCTTAGCCCGGTACATAGCGCAAATTCCACTGTGGACTTCAGTGGTTCGGAGCATTCATTTATCAGCCGCCTGGCTTCTTCCGGCTTCAGCCATCGGATGCGGCGCTCCTTCGCCACAGGCACCTTTACCAGCGGCGCTTTTTCGAGGACGCGCCACTCTCTTTCCGCAGCCCTCAGTAGAGAACGGATAAAAGACAGGTGCTTTATCTTTGTGCCCTGCGAGGCAAGCTTAGGTGTGTATTCAGGAGCGGGCCTTCCTCTTTTCTCACAAGCTGCAGCTTGCTTTTTCCACCGGTTGAAGTGGTTTCGGTTTTCTATCCTTGCGACAGCTGCGTAGATTTCTCTTTCTGTAATATCCCTGAGCTGCTTCCCTTTCAGGAACGGAAGCCAGAAGGCTATCCGATCCTTGTCATCACTCAGGGTTTTCTTTTCTGCTTTCTCATGAATCCAGCGAACGCAGGCTTCTTCAAACGTCATGGAAATGGGCTCACCCATCTTCACAATACGCCACGCCTCAGCCTTTAATTTGTCGTGGAGTTCCTGCGCCTGCTGCTTGTCGGACGTGCCAAGAGACTGCTTAACTCTTTTTCCGCCCGCCGTTGTGAAACTGGCGTACCAAATTTCACCTCTGCGAAAGATCGACATGGTTTTTCCTCATGTTTATCTGCCGCGCTCACTGCGACAGTGTGCATTGGATTATTGAGAGCGGCAATACATGCCTGGCGGGTGACGAGATAGGGTGACTTCGGTTTGGACGGGTCTTTGCGTGTAGCTGTCAGGCGTCCCGACCGTATCCAGTTGCTGGCCGTGGGTCGGGAGATGCCGAGAAACGCGCAGGCCTCATCCAGGGTAAGCGCGTAAGCTTCCATAGATGACCTCTACAGGTAGTTGAATATTGCTCTGGCGATGATGATCGCAATGATTGTGATGATGAGGTGGGCGGGGGGTGATCATGATTTCAGGAATATTATCCAGTGTGTTTTGTCACCTTTACCGGTGCGTTGCCAGATGGTTGGCTTTTGGTCGGTAAGGGCGATTATCTTGCTGACTGGAATTTGAGTTTCGTTCCATTTAAAAATCAGCGTGCCGTGTGGCCGCAATACCCTGAATGCCTCTGCGAATCCGGCGCGGATATCTTCTGGCCACGTCGATTTATCCAGCGCACCGTACTTCTTTCTCATCCAGCTATTTTCTCCGGCGCGTTCAAGGTGAGGCGGGTCAAACACAACCTGAGCAAACGTGTTGTCAGAAAACGGCAGCGCTCGAAAATCAGCGATAACGTCCGGGCTAATTTGCAGTGTACGCCCATCACATAACACATGCTGCTCGGCTCGCTTATCCGTGAATACAGCGCGGACGTCCTGCTTATCCATCCAGAACATGCGCGAACCACAGCACATATCCAATATGCTTACTTCAGACATAACAACTCCTCACGCATAGCGCGATAGTGAATAGGGGGAGGTAGTTAGTGACTAGCGTGCTGCTCGCGTTCTTTCTTAGTCGCGTAACGCCAAGTGAAGCCGCGATGCGACTTTGCTCGACCGCTAATTGCTTCTTTGATACCGGATCGGTGGAAGCCCGGCGCATAGTATGCAGAGCGGAAATAAACCTGTTCACCGGTCTGCATATGAGTGCCGATAACGGCCATCTGACGAGAAGGCATCTCTTTCATCGAGTCATCTCCTTATCTATTTCCCGCACGAAATAGCTGAGCCAGCGCTTTGCTGGAAACGTACCGGGCGGGAGGCATTGAATTGTTCTGGCGTGTTTATCGAGAAGGGTGGTGATGATGCTGTCGTGGTCTGACTTTGGCCGGCCGTCGATGGCCTTGATGATTTCAGCTCTGCACTTCCTTGCTACGGAGCGAATGGCATTCTCCGCTTCGGGCGTCATTACTCCTCCGGAGGTTCAGGTAGCGGCATCCAGTGACTAGGTTCCTGCGCCATGCGCTCACCATCGTACAAAATATGATAGCGCTGCTTAGGATCGTCTTCATCAAAGACGAAAATAACGTCCTCTATATGACCGGTACGAGGCCAGTATGCCATCACTGCCTCTTCACCTTCGGGCATTCTCTCACTGCATTTAATCCACTCGGTCACATCAACCTCCTCTGCTTCTCCGCCCACACCATGCGCTCATGGTCGGTTCGGCACTCATCGCTACAGAAATGCCCCTTGTCTATCGACTCATTGCACCAGTGGCATTCTCCGTTGTAGGTCATCTGCGGCGCCGGTCTGTTAGCCAGAGCTATCTCTATCAGCTGCTGCTCGCGTTCTGCGGCTTCATCAATCGGGTCTGCAAAATTCATGTTGTCTCTCCGAAATTTGGCAATAAAAAACCCCGCCGGAGCGAGGTCGTTAGAGTTCGAGCATTATCGATGGGGCGCTGGCCTCGGCCGATATCTTGCTACCGCGGTTGAAATAATTTCTGCGTCAGGAATCACATCACAAACAACATGATAATAATAATCGCCGCATTGTATTAAGTTCACCTTTTCCGTAACCTTGCGAACGTTATAACCCTCAGTTGGCCCTTCATCTCGAACGCTTTGTACTGGGTTTTTTGGTAAGAATGTTAGCTCGGCAAGGTTAGGGTCGCTCTCCTTAACCTCCCCATTCCACCCATACCCAAAAATCATATAATCCTCGGTCACTTCCCTTCCTCCTGTTTCAGATAAACCGGGTCAGTTCCTTTAGGCAGCTGCAACGCCACCTGCCTGTAATGCTGCAGGCGCTCGCGGAAATACTCCCTTAACTCCGCTGGCTGCTGCATCTCTACTTCCATGGGAATAACGGGCTGATTCAGGCGCTCTTTATACGCAACGCCTGATGCCGCTAAATCCACGTTAACCTTATCCCTTTCTTCTTTGCTGCGTGCTGCGAGATTGTGTGACATGCGCCTTACCTTTGGCTTTGCTAATGCAGATAGTATGCTGTTCACATTACCACCGGGCAAAGGCTAATTACATGATCGAAGTTTCATCTATGGAGTATCACTTCTGGCAGTTTATGGTGCTCGTTGCTTTGGGTCTGGGCTACATCTGGGGCAGGGAGAACGGCATCAAGAAAGAGCGATTTGATGCTGAGCAAAGGAATAAGCGCAACAGGGAATAAGTTTTCTCATCTCCTTACCTCACCACACACAAGCCGAGCCAGCGGCCGGCGCTCATTCAGCCTGCTCCTGATGGCTTCGCATTCTGCTTTGGTGGGATAGATGGTTTCAGTAACGGGCAGGGCGTGAGAGTGAGCGGTAATCAGAAGGATGAAGCCTGTCAGCATTTATCCCCCTTACCCAGCGCCTCATACTGCTGCGCGGTGTTGTCGATTAACGACTCAATCAGCGGCACAGGAGTGCCAACGTATTTATCCGCTTCCTCTTTGGTATGGCAGAGGATGCCTTTGACTTCCCACGCCACAGGCTCAGCGGTTAATGCCGCCAGGGCTATGCGCGCCAGTTCAGCAATTTCAGCATCTTTGACACTGAATGCTTTTGAGTGATTAGGTTTAGAATACTCGGCGCATATTTCTGCTATTCGCTCAATCAGTGCCTGCCGTTCTTCATTTGTCATTTTCATTCTGCCACGCTCCCGCCCTCTGGCTTGATGTAATTCATTTCCACTTGTGCCATGACCTCCAGAGCCCTGGCAACACCCTTATCTTGATGGTTCAACACTGCCATAACCATTTTGCCCGCGTGGTTTACGCCCTCCGCCCTCAGCGCATTAGCAGCAGCGTCAGTGGCTGGGGTTTCGGCGGACGCAGTAATCATCTTGCGAACTGCCCGATTAAACCCGACGTCTTCAGCCAGAGAAACGTCATCCATATTTTCATTCATTACATCAATAAATCGCTCATCTGGTATGGATGACTTCAGCGCCACATTCTCAGCAGTCAGCGCTGCTATCTGCGTGTCACGTTGCGCCAACTGTCCTTTTATTGCTGCATTCTCCGCCAGTAACTCATTGGCAATATCTGTAGTATCTCGGCTCATTTCCCCACTCCTTCCACTAATTCCATATCGATAACCCGATAAACGATGTCGTCATGCTCAAGCGACCACAGAGTGCCGCCAGTCATGAATGACACTCTGTTGCCGAGGTGCTTAACGCCAGTAACCTGCACTGCCAGCCCATCCTCAAGCTCAATCAGCCATCCATCGCGTACACGGCCAGCTTCCGTTTTCAGCCTGCGTCTGTGTTTGCGCATAATCACTCCTGACGAGCAGCGCCGAGGAATCCATACCGGCGGTCGCTGTAATCCCACTTCGCATCATCCTGACGCGGCGTGACGACGATTTGAGGCAGAGGAGGGCGCTGGGCTGTCTGCTCTGCATGATGGCGCTGTAGACGCTCTGCATGCCTGTCTACAGTCGATTTAATGCGTTCGTGCTGCTCTCCCTGCCGCATTGCCTGAATGGCTCCGATAACCCCAGCAAGCACCTCCTGCCTGCGGCGTTCCATATCCTTCAGGCGTGACAATTCCGCCCCGGCTTGAGGTGATTGCATGATGTGATTCCTGTAGTGGTTACTTAGAAGGGAGTGAAGCCTGAATCGTCTTGTTGGCCGTACTGCTCGTAATCGTTGTGCTGCGTTGCGCCTTTCTTGCGCTCATCCTTGTCTTTCAGGCCTGACACCATGCGGTCTACCGTTTCCGCTGGCTTACCTTCTGCTTTCTCCTGCAGCGTCTGGCGTGTCTGGGCAATGAACGGCAGGCGAATTTCCAGCCCATACGTATCCGAACCGTCATTCTTGCTACGCAGAACCTTCTGCAGCACCAGTCCGACTTTCTTACCTGCAAATTCCGGCGCCACATACTGATTGGCTGCCTTCATGTAGTTGGTTAGCTGCTTAACGCCGGCGCAACCCATGATGGCGTGAACCATGTTTACGCCGAACGTGTTGGCGCTGCCGTCTTTCTTGCTGACGTAAACGCTGAGGTACTGAACCTTGCGGCCGTCATCAGACTCGCCAGAGAACTCGATGGCTTTGGCGCCGCCCTGAGAGGTTGTGAGAGCAGCTTCCGTAATGGTGATGACATAGGCGCCGGACTCGTTGATAAAACCGCCCATTCCGGCGGTTAATGCTGCTTCTTCGTTGTAGGTAAAAATCACGTTGCTCATGCGGCGTTTTCCTTGAGGTTATGAACGTTTGACAGGCCCCAGTAATCGCAAATGGTTGCGTCTACCATCGCCAGGTCGTTATCAATTTCGTTGGTTTCAAACATACCCATCGGCGACTTCACTGTGTCGGCGCCGTTGTTTTTGGTGGTAAAGAAGAACTGGTCATCGCGGGTGAGGGTTCGCAGGACGATAGTGAACATGCCTTCGACAGTGATTTTTTCATCCAGCATTTTGCCGATCGTTTTCATCTTCACGCGGCCCATGGCTGTTTCTTCGGTATGAGCCAGGAAGTAAACGCGGAGGTCATCAGGGGCGTCCTGAGCGGCTTTAATGATGTCCCATGCGTGCCGGCCGATTTCCGTGAATTTATCAAACGACTTCTCTTCAGAGCGGCGCATAAATTCGTTGCTCATCACGTACTGGAAGTCATCAATGATGACGATGCGCTTTCCGAGGTGGTGAGCCCACTTGATGACATTCACGATCGCATCGTGCTTATCTGTCGATACCACGGTGCCGGTCTTTTTATCCTTGTCCCATGGAGTCCATTCTTTCGATTTGAATGGCAGGGGCTTGCCGATCGGCTTAACCAGCATTGTCTGTTTAGGGTCAATATTGCGCAGGCTCGTTGTTTTTCCTGTGCCTGATTCCCCGAGGATTAAAGTTGCTGTTCCCATGCGGAACCTCCCGTCATTCGTGCCTGCTGCATTTCCGTGCGGTGGTCAGCAATCGCATCCTTCGCTGCCTGCTCATCTGTCATCACTTCCTGCATCAGAGGCTCTGTGATGGCTTTCATCATCTCGATGAAGTAGAAATCGTCGTTAAGCTGCATAGTTGATTACCTTCTTTGTCCATTCCGCCTCCTGGCTTTCATGCCAGCCCACGCAGATTTGTGAGGCCCACTCAATCGCCTCGCGCATTCCTTCTTCGTTGTCAGGAAAAGATGCTTCATACAGCCTGTTAAGCAACCGGCACCCCTGTTGCACAAAGATGGTTCCGTTTACGGGGATAATCGTCATGGTTATGGCCTCCCGGGCTGGCTCAGTGTATTGATTAGGCTTTTCCAGCCGGTACGTAAGCGGCGAGTGATAAGTTCAAGCAGTGATTCGGTGGGGCTGTCAATATCCACGACAAACCCACCACAGATGGATAAAGTCATCGTGGTATGTTCCTGTTATTAAATGGCGAGAACTCACCGTGGTGAGCTAGTGAGTATTTGATATAGGCTTCAGCAGCCTCTTCTTTTGTTTCGTAATGACCTAAATTTTTTCGTTTCCCATTAATGCTTATTCTGGCTGCCCACTTATTTCTTTTTGGGCGCCATGTAACCCCTTTAAATCCTGAGGTATTATCTTTTCTTTTCAGTACATTAGTATTGTTCTGGTGTCTATTGGCTAATCGAAGGTTTGATATTCTGTTATTCAGCTTATCGCCATCAATATGATCTATTTCACTTTCCGGGTAAGAGCCATTGGCTAGCAACCAAACTAAATGATGAGCTGGATAACTTTTTCCGCCGATTTTTACTTTTAAATATCCACGACTACTAATTGTTCCTGCACGCTTACCGGGCTTAATGTTATTGCTTGGACTTATATTCCAACTCAAAAATCCCGTATCACTATCGTAATTAAGCAGGGCGTTAGCCCTATCTAAAGACAGCATAAATCCTCCCCACTTAAATTCGTTTGGTTGGTGTAAAAGAAAGCCCTCATTGCGAGGGCTAAGGTGTCTTACTGTCTGGTTATTGAAGGTCTCTAAAGCGTTGGTGCGTAGCACCGTCAGCCGCACTCATTGAATACGGCTTGCGGTGTTACTCGGATATTGGCTTACCCCAATCATCAGTGCCGGTTTCGTCTGACTTAAATATTTCAACTGTAAAGCACGGGATTACACGGATAGCCTTGCCACAGCATTCCGTCGCTACCGTGCAGGCTTTGTGATACTGATATGCGTTGCTCCATGCGCACTCAGGATAGCTAAGCTCTTTTTTGCAATGTGGACATTCCATCCTCTTCTCCTGTCAGTGGTTACCCAGCGCCTTTGCAATGGCGGCGTGAGCGGCATCAATTGATGGCTGAACAGCCTCAGCGCAGCCTTCCCATCGATTATTACTCTTCGCTGCATGAAGAGCGTTTACCTGATATGCAACCAAGTCTTTTACTGTTTCCTGAAGAGCCTCAAGCAGTTCAGGAGCCGCAGCTATCAGATGGCCGTTTGCCCGCTGCTCTTCTTCAGATATCCAGCGGTGTGCCTCCTCGCTGTCAGCCCAATGCTGGAAGCCTTTATCTGAATACCCTTCAAGAATCAGGCAGCGTGGCGCGTCAGCCACCGAAAAACCTTCGCTGTCGAGGATTGTCGTTGCATCGGAATAGTAATTGCTTGCAGCCCAAGGGCCTTTCGTAAATCCACTCATGCAAACCTCACATACATGTAAACCGCGAACTCAGTCGCGATGATTAATAAACCAATCCAGATGCTCTGCTTCCGTGTAACCATGGTGTTGGCCTGAAATAGGGCGTAAAAAAAGCCGCTCAGTGGCGGCTAGCTGTCTTTATGTAACTGGAGCGCTGAAACGCGAGGCCAGTAATATTTAGGCTTGGCTCTGGAGCTGGGGCTTACGCCAACGCACACTACATAGCTCTCTTCCTTGCGGGGCGTACTGCTCGCATCCAGTTCCATTTTGAATTTCGATTTATGCACGCTTACACCTGCCGGGATAACCTCAACTACATTGCCGATTTTCTTCTTCGCATGGCCTCCCGCCTGGCTAATCCATGAAACTTCATCGCCTAACTTGAAACCCATAACTACCTCACTCTCTATGTGTTGGCCTGAATTCAGGTAATAAAAAGGCCAGCGTTTAGCTGACCCCTCGTTAATCGGTGCCTGCTTTTAACCACATCAGGCGAGGTGGTTCCTCAGCTTTCCACAGTCAAAGGAAACTGATATGTTGGATATTCCACAGTCAATATAGGAATGTTCTTATGGCAAGATATATTGTTCGGGTTGAGCTTCGTGGCGCTGATTCTGAAGACTATGAAAGTCTTCACGAAAAAATGGAAGCCAGAGGTTATAGTCGTGATATTCAGGATTTTGATGGCACCGTGTTTAGGCTTCCTACTGCTGAGTACACCACCCTAAAAAACTCAACCGTTGATAATATCAGGGAAGAGGTTAAGTGGGTTGCTGGAAGCGTCAGGCCTAATTATTACCTGCTAATTACCGAAGTGGCTGACATAGCATGGTGGCTGGCTAAAAAGTAGGCCCGCAACCGCCGTCAGAAGCCTCACCATTAAACGACTTTCTGCGCTCTACCTCATAACGAAGCGCCTTAATCGCAACATTACAGGCATCGGAAAAGCTGATGCCTTCTTCATCCGCCAGTTCCTGCACAACTTTTATCAGTTCATTATCTTGATTTTCCATAACTACCTCGCCGTTACGATGTCTTTAGATTTGCGATAGCCTGCTGCGTTACAGCGGCACGTAATTGGCTTAGGTGATTGGATGGCCGGTGCTGATCTCCGGCGTGCTGAGTTCTCACTCAATCTCATGGTGTCGGCTATGCCGCCTTTACGCTTTCGCACCGTAGCGCATCAGCCTGCGCATTCATCCAATCCCAAAGGCAACTTCTCTTTGGTTCCCCGCATTTCTGCGGAGACAAACCCCATCAATGCCTGCTTAAAGGCAATAAAAAACCCGCCGAAGCGGGTTGTTGTTATGACCATTTCTTTCGGGGGTCTCGTTGATGTGCGTGATTTACCACAAGATGCATGGCATCGCATTTATCACGGCTTATGTCCCCTG